AAAATTTATTTAAATATGAAAATTATGAAAATGAAATTTTTTTAGAATTATTACAAATTCTAAATAATGTACTTAACTTAGATAATAATAAAATTGACGTATTAAAAAATGCTGTTAAAAATAGAAATTTCCAAGGAAAAATGATGTTAAAATTTAAATTACAGGATATAATTGATAATAAAACAATTAAAGTTTTTTAGACCAAAAAAAAAATTGAATTATTTATTTCTTTTTATAAAATAAACGTTTATAAAATGACTAATTTCAAAGCATCTATTCTAAAAGAACTAACAAAATTGGCAAATGATAAAAAAGCAAAAAAAGAAATTTTCCGTCATCGTGCCTATATAAAAGCAATTCAATCTATTAAAGAATATGAAAATGAAATAAGTACGATTGATGATTTAAATAAAATCTCTGGTTTAGCAAAAGGAAGTATAAGAACTAAAATTGAAGAACTTATTAATACAGGGGAAATAGAACAAGTTAAATCAATAACAGAACAAAGTAAGATAACTGAAACTTTGACAAATATTTATGGAGTTGGTCCAAAAAAAGCAAATGAATTGGTTAATAAATATAATGTATCTTCAATTGAAGACTTAAAATATTGTAAAAATAAAGATATTTTAAATGATAAACAAAAGATAGGATTAAAATATTATGATGATTTGCTAAAAAGAATTCCATTAAAGGAAATGGAAAAACATGAAAAATTTATAATTGATTTTATTAAATCGATAGATACAAATAATGATTTAATATATGAAATAGTAGGTTCGTATAGAAGAAAAGCAAAAAATAGTGGTGATATAGATGTTTTATTTACAATAAAAGATGATAAATTAGAAGATACTAAACAAACACCTCTATTATTTAATAATATTATAAAAAATCTTGAAGATGATAAATATATAACTGAAACATTAGCAAAAGGAGGTAAAAAATTTATGGGTTTATGTAAATTACCTAGACATAGAACACATAGACGATTAGATATGATTTATACAAATTATACAAATTATGCATTTACTCTATTATATTTTACAGGAAGTGGTCAATTTAATATTGAAATGAGAAATCATGCTCTTTCATTAGGATATTCATTGAGTGAATATGGTTTAAAAAAAAAAGGAAAATTAATTAATGATACATTTGAAACTGAACAAGATATTTTTAAGTTTTTAGGAATAAAATATATTGAACCATTTGAAAGAAAGGCTGGAATATTAAAAGATTTAATTATCAAGGAGTAAATAATCACCACCAAAAGAACTAGATACGCCTTTGGTATAATTTGAGAATTGATCAACTAAAGGTTTTTTATCAACTTTAATATTTTTTTTTTTATATTCTGTTTTTTTTTTCTGTTTTTTTTTAACAGGTGTTTGAACAGGTTCATCTTCAGTTTCATCATCAGATTCATCATCGGAATCATCATAATTTTCTTTTTTATTTTTTTTATTTATTAAATTATCAGATATTTTGGTTAATTTATCAGCAATACCAGATAATTTATCAACAAGAACTGAAAATTCTTCCTTTTTCTGATTTTCAAAAGAATCGGGTTGTGATTTTTCTTCAGAATTACCAAGTAATTTATTATTAGTTATATTTATTAGACCAAATAAAAGAACAAACATAATAATCCATTTTAGATAAAGAATTTTTAAACCAAACATTTTATTTAAAATAATATTATATTTTAAATTATATATTAATTAAATTAAAAATGAAAATTTGTAAGTATGATAATTGTGATGTTATTAATTTAATTATGAAATACTTAGAACCTTTAATACAATTATGTTCAAGTACAATGAAAGATTTTAATATGCAAATGAAAACAACAAAATGTTTAAATACTGCTGTTATGTTAACTTTCATATTAGGAGGTTCTGAAAAATTAAAAACAGTAAGATATTGTGATGTTCCTAAAATAACTAGTAGATATGATAAACAGAAAAATAAATTAGGATATAAAAAAAGGATATTCCAAGAATTTAAAAAAGATATATCTAAAACAAATATAAAAAAAAGATATTTCTATTATATCTTGATGAGTAATACTAATATGGAAAAATCAGAATTAACAAATAATAAAGAATTAACTCAATCCTTTCCAGGACACGTTTTTATAATTGATAAAATTCCAAATTGTGAAAATAAGAATGAACCTAATTTTAATATATATCAATCATATATTAATCAATATGACTTAAAAGGTCATTATAAAAAAAATGAAAATAGTATGAAATTGAAAAATAATAATATAAATTATTTATTAAATGGAATAAATAATATAATTGATAATGAAGTATGGAATAACGAAGCAGTAAAATTTTGGAATGAATTAACATTTGTGGATACTACAAATTTACTAACATATAAAACAGAAAATATAAATTTATGTTATTCTAAAATATCGATAGATGATTGTTATGATGAATTATATAGATTTACTTATAATAAAGCACTAATTTTATATAATGATTTATATAAAAATAATAATGTAAATTTAAAAGAATATAATATGTATTCAGATAAAAATGATTTTTATGTTGAACAATTAACTCCAATTAATCTATATTTAAAATTAAGAGATTTGGTAATAGAATTAGAAGAAAAAATAATAAATAATAAATAATAATATTTAAATTATAATAAAGAATGTCTAAAATCCATATAGTTGAACCAATTGTTTTTTTAATCGATTTAGATGGAACTATGATAGGTAATATATTGCCACAATTATATGAATATTATTTAATAAAAGATATTAATAAAGAAATTAAAAAAGTAAATAATGAAAAACAAATTAAATTTAATAGTAAAATATTGAATGATGAATTAAATAAATATATAATAAGGCCATATTTAGAAAAATTTTTAAAAAAAATTGATAAAACATACGAAAATATTGAATTATTTGTATATACAGCATCAACTCCAGATTGGGCTCAAATTATAATCCCATATATTGAAAGAATTACTAAATTTAAATTTAACCGCCCTATATTATCCCGTAAAAATATAGTAACTCTTAATGATAATAGTTATATTAAATCTATTGATAAAATTAAACCTTTAATATATAAAAGTTTAAGAAGAAAAAAAATATATAATTTAAATAATATTAATGATTTAAAATATATTACTTTAATTGATAATACCAAAAATATATTAATAGAAAAAAATAATTTAATACATTGTCCTACATTTGATTATAGACATCAAATAGATTATTTGAGAATGGTTCCACAAGATATTTTAAAAAAATATTATATAATTGTTGAAAAAAATTTATCATTAGATCATTCGACAAATTTATATGGATTTTATTCAAATTATTATAAACTTCTAAATGAACATTTTAAAATTTGTTCTGAAAAAAATAATAAATATTTAGAAGATAAATATTGGTATAATTTTTTAATAATATTAAAACAAAATATATCAAATGTTACATTTCCAGAATTATTAAAAGTGCTAAAAAATGTTAAATAACTTATTTAAACAATATTATATAAATAATTATAAATCATTATGATTTTATCATTCGACATTGGTATTAAAAACCTAGCATATTGTATTATGTACAAAGATGAAACCATTTTAGAAACAAATATTAATAATATCAAAATTATAGATTGGGATATAATCCAATTAATCGAAGATGGTATAAAATGTAAAGGAGTTTCTTTAAATATAATCACAGAAGTATTATATACAAAATTAAGAGATATTTTTTTAGATTATGATATTACAGAAGTATTATTAGAAAATCAACCAGTTTTAAAGAACCCTGTAATGAAATCAATCCAAATGATACTTTATAGTTATTTTCAATATGACAAAATTATAATGGGAAGAGATATTACTAATATTAAACTAATTAATGCTTCTAATAAATTGAAATTAGGAAAACATCTTAAAGAAATTAATGAATCTGAAAATATACTAAAAATAAAAGTAAAATATACTAAAAATAAGAAACTAGCTATATTATATACAAATCATTTTCTGAAAGAACGATTAATTGTAGATGAGTATGATAAATTTAATAATATTTTTAATAACCATAAGAAAAAAGACGATTTATCTGATGCTTTTTTACAAGGATTATATTATATTGAAAATAAAAAATAATAATTAATAATTATTTAATTTAAATAAAAAAAATATATTATTAATATAAAATGGTTGCTAAGAAAGTTAAAAATGAAATGGAAACCTTTTATTCTGTAAAAGTTAAAAAACAAGTTAACGTACCTATATCAAATATTACAGTTCAGAAAACTCAAATGAAAAATGGAAGAACATCGTATATGTTAAGAGCTGAAAAAGATGGTAATAAATTAGTTAAATTTGTTAATAAAGAAACTTACCAAAAATATTGTTAATTAGAAATCATCATCATCATTAGTATCAAATTCAAGAGGTTTAGCATTACTATTATGAAGTTCTGCCTTAGAGTATGAACTTACACGAGTTTCAAAGAAATTTGTTTTTAAATCCATACCAATTCTATCCATGAATTGGAATGGATTATCAGTATTAAAAATTTTATTATATCCTAACTGGACAACTAATCTATCCGATACAAATTCAATATAATCACTCATTAAATCACTATTCATTCCTAATAGAGAACATGGTAAACTATCAATTATAAATTCTTTTTCAATCATAACCGCTTCTTTAATTAAAGAATGTACTTCTTCTTCACTTATTTTATTTGAAATATGAGAATATAATAGAATCGCAAATTCTGTATGAAGAGATTCATCTCTACTAATTAATTCATTTGTAAATGTTAATCCGTGCATTAAACCCTTTTCTTTTAACCAATATATTGAGCAAAAAGCACCACTGAAAAATATTCCTTCAATTATAGCAAATGCTATTAATCTAATAGCAAATGTTGATTCAGTATCTTCAATCCATTTCATTGCCCACGCTGCTTTTTTACCAACACATGGTATTGTTTCAACAGCATTAAGTAATCTATTTTTTTCATTTTCGTCTTTAATATAAGTATCAATTAAAAGAGAATATGTTTCACTATGAACAGTTTCAATCGCATTTTGGAAACTATAAAATGCTAATGCTTCTGAAACTTTTATTTCACTCATAAATCGAATAACTAGATTTTCATTAACAATTCCATCAGATGCCGCAAAGAATGCTAATATGTTCTTTATAAAATGCCTTTCATTATCAGAAAGTTTTTCCCAATCATTCATATCTTTAGAAAAATCTATTTCTTCAGTTGTCCAATATGTTGACACATGTTTCTTATACATTGCCCATATATCAGGGTATTGTATTGGGAAAATCACATGTCTACTTCTACTTTCTGTTAATAGTGGTTCTCCCATATTCATTATAATATATAAATAAGAATTTTTTAAATCATAATTATATTTTTAAATTTTTATTCAAATTTTTAAATTTTAATTATTTTTCTTTCTAAAGTTCTCTCAGAATTTAATTTATTTTTTAATTCATTTCTTTTTTTTTCTTTATAATCATTTAAATTATCACACAAATGTTTAGAAATATCTATACATGTTGAACAGTACTCATTTTTACAATAGTTACAATCTAATAATATACTCTTTTTTTTTTTACATAATGTACATCTCATTTTAATTAAATAATAATTATAGATTTAAATAAATTATATATTTAAAAATTTCATCAAATTTAAATCTAATAAAAAAAATATTTATTAAAATTTAATTAGATGAAATCGTGGACTGATATCAATATATCAAAAAAAACTATGACAGATAATTTAAAAATATCTTTTTTTAATAATGATATTAAAAACATTCATATATATATTTGCGAGTTTATTGTTAATAATCAAACAGAGTTGTTATTAGAAACATTAATTGAATTGTATTGTGATTATTATTCTTCTTTGAATATAAAAACTTTAACTAAACTAAATACGTGTATTGATATAGTTAAAAATAAAAATAAACATTTGTATTTAAATGATGAAAAAATATTATTTAATGATTTAGCAAATGACTTAAACAATTTAATTAAAACACAAAATTTATATAAAAAAAAATATGAAACAACATTAATATATGATCCATCGATTATAATTAACAAATTAAATAAAATTAATTACGATATTTGGAATGACATAAAAGAATATATAATAACAGACCATCATAAGTATTTTTTAGAACTTACTTATTTATTATCAACAAATAATAAAGTCCAATTTAATAATTTATTGAATACAATAATTAATAAATTTGGAAAAACTAAATTAATAAAAAATGTAGAAACAATTAATAATAATTTTAAAGAATGTTATATTTTAATATTTTTTGAATTTTTTAAAAAATATAAAAATTTATATAAT